TAGTATTTAATCTCTACCTAAAATCGCTTATTAAATTTTCTTCCTAGACAGTTTAACGACTGTCTTTTTTTATTTGTCAAGAAAGGTGGTGGAAAATTGGCAAAATTAACATTAAAACAAAAGAAATTCGCTGATGAGTACATCATTAGTGGAAATGCGACAGAATCAGCGATAAGTGCAGGTTATTCTGATAATTATGCAAAAAAACAATCTCATAAATTGTTGGTAAATGTAGGTATAAAATCTTATATTGATGAGCGGATGAAAGAGATTGAATCTAAGAAGACAGCAACGCATCAAGAGGTGATAGAATATTTAACCTCTCTGATGAGAGGCGAACAAAAAGAAGAAATACTTATCGGACGGGGTCAAGGCTTCCAAGAAACAACCTATATTGATGTTAGTGCGAAAGACAGAATTAAAGCTGCAGATATCCTAAATAAAATCCATCAAGCAAGAGAAGAGAAAAGTGCTACAGCTTCTGAAAGTATCATAATTGTTGACAGGTGGGAAGATGGCTAAGTTTGATGTTCAAAAAAATGTAAATCCACATTTTAAAGATGTTTGGCTTTCTAAAGTACCATATAATGTCTTAAAAGGTGGAAGGAACAGCTTTAAATCTTCCGTTATAGTACTTAAATTAGTTAGAGATATGGCAATGATGATAGCAAAAGGGGAGAAAGCTAATATAGTTGTAATCAGAAAGGTTGCTAACACAATTCGTGATAGTGTCTTTAATAAGATAAATTGGGCCGTAAACATGTACGGCTTAACAGATTCATTTAAAAGCACAGTATCTCCGTTTAAAATTACACATAAAGGAACTGGATCTAGCTTTTATTTCTACGGTGCAGACGACTTCCAAAAATTAAAATCAAATGATATTAGCAATATTATTTCAGTTTGGTATGAAGAAGCAGCAGAATTTGATAGCCAGGAAGAATTTGACCAAACAAACATTACTTTTATGCGGCAAAAACACAACAATATTCCTTTTGTGAAATTCTATTGGAGTTATAATCCACCAAGAAATCCATATAACTGGATTAATGAGTGGAGTGAAGACATGAAAACTAATGAAAATTATTTAGTTCACGAATCTAGTTATTTAAATGATGAATTAGGTTTTGTAACTGAGCAAATGTTAGCTGATATTAACCGTATTAAAGAAAATGATTTTGATTATTATCGCTACATTTATTTAGGGGTGCCAGTTGGATTAGGAAATAATGTCTACAATATGGCTTGTTTTCATCCATTACAAGAATTACCTAGCGATGATAAAATCATAGGAATATCTTATGCGCTTGATACAGGACACCAACAAAGTGCTACAGCTTGCGGTGCTTATGGAATAACTGCTAAAGGAAATGTGATCTTATTAGATACTTTTTATTATTCGCCAGCTGGAAGAAGCATTAAAGCTGCGCCCAGTGATTTAACAGTAATGATTAATGATTTCATTACTGGAGTACAGGAGAAATACAATGTCCCTATTATCAGGCTAACAATAGATAGTGCTGAGGGAGCTTTGAGAAACCAGTATTTTAAAGATTTTGGGATTAGGTGGGTACCTGTGGCAAAGAAAAAGAATCAGACCATGATTGATAATGTTACAAGCTTACTTGCTCAAGGTAGGTTTTTTTATTTAGATATTGAGAATAATAAGATATTCGTTGAAGAACATAAAATGTATAGGTATGATGAAAAAACAATTAAAACGCCCGAACCAAAAGTTATTAAAGAAGACGACCATACAGTCGATGAGTTTAAATATTTTGTTTTAGATAATGCAAAATTATTAGGATTAAAAGTATAGGAGTAACAAGAATGGGGCTTATACAGATTATTAAGAATTTATTTAAAAGGAGCAAATATACAATGCAAGGTAGTTTAACAAGCATATTAGACCATCCGAAGATAGTTGTATCTTCAGAAGAATACAACCGAATAAAAAACAATTTAATATACTTCCAGAGTAAGTTTAGCGATGTTACCTACCTTAACACGGATGGAGAACAGCGTACAAGGAAGTTTAATCACTTACCATTAGCAAGAACAGCTTGTAAGAAGATAGCAGGATTAGTTTATAATGAACAAGCAGAAATCACAGTAAATAATGAAACGATTAATCAGTTTGTTAATGATGTGCTTTTGAATGATAGATTTAATAAAAATTTTGAAAGATATCTTGAAAGTTGTTTAGCATTAGGTGGATTGGCAATGAGACCATATTTTGATGGTAAAACAATTAAGGTAGCATTTATTCAAGCGCCAGTATTTTTACCGTTACAAAGCAACATGCAGGACGTAAGTAGTGCAGCAATCATAACTAAGACTGTTAAAAGTCAAGGTAAGACAAATATTTATTACACATTAGTAGAGTTCCACGAGTGGAACGATGAAGATTTAACAATTACAAATGAGCTTTACAAGTCAAATAATTCAAGCACAATTGGTACTCAAGTATTATTGAGTGAACTATATGAAGATCTAGAGGAAAGTATAGTAATTAAAGGGTTAAGTAGACCATTATTTACTTATTTAAAAACACCAGGAATGAACAACAAAGATATTAATAGTCCGTTAGGGTTATCAATATTTGATAATGCGAAAACAACAATTGATTTCATTAATAGAACGTATGATGAGTTCATGTGGGAAATTAAGATGGGACAGCGTAGAGTTGCCGTTCCAGAGGGATTAACAACTATGACTGTTATGACAGGAACTGAATTTACAACAAGACGAAGATTTGAAACTGATCAAAATGTATATGTTCAAATTGGTGGTGGACTTGATGAAAGTAAAATAGTTGATTTAACTACACCAATCAGAGCAGATGATTACATAAAAGCAATTAACAAAGGATTAGCAATGTTTGAAATGCAAGTAGGTGTTAGTGGTGGAATGTTTAGTTTTGATGGTAAAACGATGAAGACAGCAACTGAAGTTGTTAGTGAAAACTCAGACACTTTCCAACTAAGAAACAGCATTGTGTCACTGGTAGAACATTCAATTAAAGAGCTTGTAGTATCTATTTGTGAGTTAGGTAAGGCACACGGGATATATCATGGTGAAATACCTAAACTTGAAGATATATCAGTTAACCTTGATGATGGAGTGTTCACAGATAGAAACGCAGAGCTTGATTATTGGGTAAAAGCCTTAGCAAGTGGAATTGTTAGTAAGCAATATGCTATCTCTAAAGTGTTAGGTGTGACTGATGAAGAAGCTAGTAAGATGTTAAATGAAATCAACGAAGAAGTGCAACCGAATCTTGATGCAACTGATGAGGTAATCTATGGAGATAAAGAATAATGATGGTAATTATTGGATAAAGTCAAAAGAAGTAGAAGGTTTATATCATGAATTATCCATGGAAATGATGAAAAACATAGTCAGAAGATTAAAACAACGTGGAACGGCTGATTTAATCGATAATCCTTATGTTTGGCAGTTAGAGAAGTTAAATAACATGCATTTGATTACAGAAGAAAATGTTAAGTTGATTTCTAAATATAGTGGAGTTGCAGAGGAAGTATTCAGAGATGTAATTGCTAATGAAGGCTTTAAAATCTATCAAGATAGCCACCAACAATTGGCACAGGCTCTAAAATCAGATGCAACTCCTAATCCTTTAGTTCAAGATAGTCTTAATTCATTAGCTAAGCAAACGATGTTTGAAGTTAATAATTTAATTAATACTACAATGCCAAAAGCCTTACAAAAGAATTACAAGCAGACATTAGAAAGTGCAGTAGCTGGAGTAGTCTCTGGAACTAAGTCTCATGAAAAAGCATTATCAGAAGCGGTTTTAAAAATGTATGAACGAGGATTTACTGCTTTCAAAGATAGAGGAGGTAAGACATGGACTGTTGAGAGATACGCACAAACAGTAATCAGAACAACTACTTTCAGAACATACAGAGAAATGAGAGAACAGCCTGCAGAAGATTTAGGAATCGACACTTATTATTATAGTGCTAAGTCAAGTGCTAGAGAATTATGTGCACCATTGCAGCATCAAATAGTAACTAAAGGAGTTGCACGGACTATAAAAGGTGAAAGGGTGTTGAGTTTACCAGATTATGGATATGGTA